GACATAAATGAAATTTGGGGAAATGTTGAATTTTAAAATGATAAATATTATAATGAATGCATTGTCGTCTACTTCGGATTTTTACATTAATTCCTCAATTTATAGGGAATTTATAGAAGAAAGAGAAGAAGTCTTAAAACATAAATGGTTAGAGAGTGAAAAGAAAGGCTATGATATTGGTTATAGTACTGCTCTCATCGATTGGATTCTAAAATATAGAAGCGGATGGAGAAAACACAGAAAGATTTATAATGAAGAGTAATAAAAAACATATCATAGCTTTCATTTCATTTGCGGTTGTTACTATTTTATATTTTTGGTTGATGTTTCCTAAAAAATAGTGTAGTATTATAAGAATGAAAGTTAGTCTTCCTATAGAGGAGGGATATTTTAATATTACTCCAAATGAGTTTTGCGATCTGGATTGTTATTTGATAACTCCAGAAATAGATGCTAAATGGAATAGTAATAATTTATTTTATCGTTCTCTTATTACCGATAAAGAAGGAAACGTTTTGTCTTCTGGTTGGCCGAAGTTTTTTAATTATGGAGAAAAGCCAGAATGCTATCCAAAATTAGAAGATTATGATGATTGGCGTTTTGTTGATAAAGTAGATGGTTCTTTGGTTATTTGTGACTACGTTAATGAACAGTTCTCGATGAGAACCAGAGGCACTGTTTCTTATAAAACATTACCCAATGCAAAAGACTTTGAATTACTTCCAGAAAAGCATCCAAAAGTAGTTGAGTTTTTAAAAGAGAATCCACATCTTACTCTTTTGTTTGAAATTGTAACTCCTAATAATGTTATTGTTGTTAGACCAAAAGAAATAGAATTTTATCTTCTTGGTGCAATAAACAAGAATGGAATGGTTGTGGTTTCCAATCAAGACTTAACCGACATATGGAGAAAAATTGGACCCATTTCAATGCCACAAACGTACCAGTTTGATAATTTTTCCGATTTATCTAAAATATATCAACATATCAAAAATTGGAGAGGGAAAGAAGGGATTGTAATTTCTTACAACAATAACCAAAATAGAATTAAGTTAAAATCTGATTGGTATTGTTTCATTCATCGTGTTAAATCTCAATTAAACTCCACCGATAATTTAATTGATTTTTATATAGAAAAGGAAATGCCTTCTTTGGAAGATTTTTATAAAATAATTGAAACTGAATTTGATTATGAAATCGCCATTCAATTAAAAGATGAAATGGAAAAAATTTGCGATGCAGGAGAAAAAGCAAAAAAATATATTGACAATTTACTTGAAATGATTCATGATATTAGAAAAGTAGAAACCAGAAAAGAACAAGCGGAAATGATAAAAAGAAATTGCGGAGATAATTCGGGTTATGCTTTTTCTATATTGGATAATAAAGAAATAACTAAAATACAGTGGTTTAAAATGATTAAAAAATATTATGAAAGTTAAAGAATTAATAGAGATATTACAAAAAGAAGATCCCGAAACGTTGATTCTGATTGATGGTTATGAGGGGGATTATACAACTCCAAGAAACACACATCAATTTTATGTAAAAGAGCAGGAAGCCGAATGGTATTATGGTGAATATGAACCCTGTTCGAAAGAAGATCCAGACGCAATAAAAGCAATACTATTACCAAGAAAAAACTATGTATTTTAATTTTACAATAAGGAACTTTTGCAAACCAAGAAAAGAGTTTAAAAAATATTTTTCATTTTATAAACAACTTTCAAAATATAAAAACATAGAATTTGAAATATTTTATTCGGGAGATAACATTTTTCAATTTGAATTGGTTCTTTGTCCAATTGCGGAAGATCATGGCAGTTCGGGTATAAATTTAAATTTTTTGGGATATGAAGTAGGATTAATAATTTATGATTCTCGTCATTGGGATTATAAAAATTGGTGTTGGGAGGAATAGTAATATTTAAATTATACCTTTTATTTTTAATGAATTTAAATGTTTTTTATAATTTCCTGCATTAAAACATTTATTACAATGTTTACACTCAGTAGTAAGTGTTTTGGCTTTTTCTGATATTTTTTTTCTAACATCTTTGTTTTTAGCGGGATTTAAATCGCCATTCATTTCTGGTCTTAATCTACCTTTACCAGTAGTTCCATTTTTTAATTTTGTTTCATTCGCTTTTAGTATAGAAAATTGTATTTGTTCTGATGTTCTTTTTCTTTTAGTTTGATTTGATTTTAACACTGCAATTCGTATTTGTTCTGGTGTTTTTTTGCTGCTTACTATTTTATGCGATTCTGACATTTTTAATAATGTTTCCTTTGTATATTTTCTATTTACACATCGTTTATTACCTTTAGCCATTTCAGATATTTTTCTTTTTGTTTCTTCTGAATGCTTTTTACCAAAAAAATGATTGTTGGAACCACTGATAGTTTTCTTGAATTCTTCACTTCTTACTACACCACTTGAACCAGTACCGCCATCGCATCTATTTCTTAAAATACCAGTATTATTGTCAATTCTACCCCACCATGCTATCAATCTTCTTTCTAATGCAAGTGCTCCCAATTCGGTTAAATTATTTTCTAATATTACTATATATTTTTTATTCGGCATATGAACCGATGTGTGTTTTCCTTTATTTTCATTAGTCCACGCTCTTCTACCACTACCTTTTCCTATATAATATGGAGTTCCTGCTTTTGCAATTTTAGAATTTTTTTCACGTATATATGCGTACACGTAAAACCTTAAAGGATTATTATTGTTTTTCATAGTTTGTCGCATAAATATTTATCTCCACCGTGTTACTTTTTCATAGTTGTCGCAAACTTTTATTTTAACACGGTGGAGGTTTTTTATTGACATTTATATAAAATATATTAATATTGGGTTATATGGATAAAGAACTCGAATTAGAACTTGTAAAAAAATACCCCAAAATTCTTAAAGAATATGGTGGAGATCCAATGCAAACTTGTTTAAGCTGGGGCTTTGAGTTTGATAATGGTTGGAACACATTGATTTCTAAGTGTTTAGAAAAACTTCAATATTTTTGTGATCTTTGCTCAAAGGACGGAAAAGAGGTACAGGTTGTTGCGAACCAAGCCAAGGAGAAGTACAGCAGCCTCCGTTTTTATGTAAGTGTTTATGGTGCAAATAGTATTGAAAATAATATTATAGATGACATCATTAATCAAGCGGAAGCAGAGTCCGCTAGAACATGTGAAGTCTCAGGAAAATATGGTGAATCTTGCAAACGAGGTGGTTGGTATAAAACTCTATGTTACGAAGAAGCAAGAAAGCTAGGTTATGTAGCTTGCAACGAATCAACCGAAGCTTACTGGAAAGAAAAAGACGCAAAAGGAGAAAAAAATGACGACCACGAAGAGCTTGAAACAACTTGAAGAGTTTGCATTTTATGAAAGTGGGTTGTCTGCTAATGGATGTTTGGAAAAACTAGATTCTTATACAATTGAGGCCATTGAAAAATATGGTAAGATTCTTTTAGATAAACAAAAAGAAAACTTTATAGAAGGATTTCAAGGATGTTGTTATTGCTGCGAACCAGTTGGAATTCTAAATCAACAGTTAGAAGAAATTGCAAGGAAACTTTATGGTGTGGTTTTGCACTTAAATGCAGTAGCGCAAGACAAATCAATCGTCGTAATAGGAGAGAGTCTATATAATGAAACAACAGATGCTATTAAAATGTATGAAGAATATAACACCAATTCTTGAAAAAATTTTATTTTTTTTAATTATTCTTGTAATAATATTATCGGCTTTTGTTTTTAATTATTACATACAAACACAAGGAAATTTAGAGATGGAAGAGTTAGAACAAATCGTAGAACGAGAAATAAAAGAAAATCATGGAAAATACTAAATACAAATTTATAGAAACAACAGGATGTACCGCATTTGATTTTTCGGTAAATGAAAAATCAGTATCGGAACTATCAAAGGAAGAGATTAATGAAATTCTAGATTACCTCTTTGTTAAAGTTAAAGAAGGTATTAACGATAATACAATACTCTTCCCTGATGTGGTAAAATTATTCCAACCTGACGATTGGCATTACGGTACAGAAAATTGTGAAAGTTGTGGCGACTCTATAGACGATATGACTTGGAAAATATGATTTTAGCACTTTCTGATCTCCATTTAGGTAGTCCAATTTGCCAAGC